CTTGAAACTACTTGTTGTAATTTTAAATGAGTTATCTGTATAAGGTCGGCAAAAGGTATCATTCTTCTAACCAAAGACTCAACAACTCCTTTATACATTCTTGGTGCGCAAGCTACATAATTGGGCATAGCGTATTGGCTTGCAGAATTAGGACGAACCATATTTTTCATCATATCCCATTTGATTATAATGTTTGTTCCCATTACCATCACTCCTTCATACCAAACGTCAATTCTTTTTTCTACTTTTTCAAACTTACCCTCTTCTTGCATTTCTTGAGGTGGATTAAACTGATCGTCTTTTTCTACAGTTTTGAAACTTCCATCAGACATTGCTTTTTTCTTATAAACGAAACTATTTGTGGTTTTGTAATTAAAAAACAATAGAGTGCAAGTGTCTTTATAAAACATACTATTTTCATACATTTGAGCTGTATTATAATAGTTGTACCACGATTGGCTGTATTTTGATATTTCTTCTAAATCTTTTTCAGTTAACTCTGGATTAATTTTTAAAACCTCTGTTATAGGAATTGTCTTTAACTCTCCCCAATAAAAACAGTCTTTAAAATAAGGATCTTCTGTATAACTATATACAACATTTGCAGGGTCTACATACTCTACTTTTATACCATCTCCCTCTCTAAAAGTGTGTTTACACATTCCGATGCCTAAAGTACATATATCGTAATCAACCCTTTTCCTTGTGTCGTTATAATGATTTTCTTCAAGCATAGTATTTATCGCAACCTCATTTGCTATTTCTACAGCCGGCTTGTAATTTAACTGCATATACAGCTCCATTTCAGTATCGTTTTCTGGAAGTTGGTCAGGGTTCACCTCAAAAACATTTACCCCAAAGTCTTGCTCTATTTGTTGGTATAAGTTTTTAGACAACATATTTTTTTCAACCATACGCTGAAACTTATTTCTTTTTTCAGCGGACAAAGCGTCTTGAGCATAACACTTAACGTCAAACAATCTATCCGACATTCCATTTACTACAATGTCTACAAATTTTGGAATAATAGGAACTGGAGTCCAATCTAAATTAAGGTAAGATAAATCACCGTCAATAGCTAATTCATTTTTATATTTACCGACAGATTGTTCTCCTCTGGCGTATAAACGTAATTTGTGAAACTCTCTAAATTGATCGTAGAATCTGCACGATAAACCATCTCTTCTAAACCACTCATATTGTATTGCTTGGCCTACTTGTAGTCCAAACTCTTTTGTAGCCTTTTTAGAGTCAGGTACAAACTGATCTGGAAATGCAGCAGACTTTATATCTATCTGGACTTCTTTCATGTAATTATTTTGCTTATAGTACTACTATTATTGTATTTTGCAAAGTTAATACTTATTTTTGATTTTTGTTTAGATGGTGTATAAAGATGTTTTTGGTTAGCCATAATAGCCAGTCCAGAACTTATAGCAGCATCATATTTTGTTCTATTGGTAATGTCAAACTTCGCCCAGTCTTCTAATGTTTTTTGAAAATGCATTGACCCTATATCTCCAGAGGCTCTAAAATCTCCATTCAAATCTATGCCCACATACTTTTCAATATAAGATTCTATAGCAGCCGCATGTGATTGTTTTACGTCTTCAGAAGTGTTTGGTATTCCTCCTAATTCTCTTTCTGTTTTAGAAAGTTTAGTGTAAACCTTATCGGGACGATTCATGCTATAACCCCTGTACCCTCTATTTTTAAAATGATATAATAATCTGGGTTTATTGTTTTCAGCCAAAATAGGCATTCCGTAAAAAACACAAGCCATTAAAACCTCTTCAAAAAATATTTCAGCAGTCTGAGGTCTTGCAATGTATTCTAAAAAAAACTCATTACTTGGAGCTTGATCCATATTAAATTTAGTCAAACCATGTAAAGAACCGTTAGAGCCCTTTCCTACAACAACTCCAGAAATATCATAAGAGTCACAGCCAAAAGAACCTAATTGTTCATTACCCGGATACTTCAACCCTCTTCTTGTTTCTATACGGTTTTGTAAATTTTTTGGAGGTGTCCAGCTCACTAAAAATCTACCCTGCTTATTAGGAGACCATATTACCCTGCTATCTTTAATTCCATTCTCCCAATGAAAAGATCCTCGGGTTAAATGATGACTCATAATTAAAGAATCATTATAATCTATTTGTTGATATATTTTAGTTAAATTAAATATAGATTGTTTGCTTTCATCTCTAAATGCATGAGACTCACTTCTTGGAAACTGCCTGTAAAATTCATTTAAAGCATCCGCGTCATGAGTTAGTGAACCTACTTCGTTTTCCCAATAATCTAAAGCTCCTATATTAATATCTTCTCCGTCCACCCCAATAACAGGTTGTGCTGGAGTTCTAAACACCGGCATTCCATATCTGTCTATATAGCCCTCAAAATTCCATTCCATAGGAATAAATAAACAATAAAGCCCGCTTTTTGTTTGGCCATTAGCATTTCGTTTGTTAGGAAAAGAATCGTAATATAAAGATTTAAAATTATTCCCTCCCTTATCTAAAGCGTTAGAAGTAGACCCCATCATACACTTACCTATAACTTTACTACCCAAACGTAAACAGGTTTTAGTCACCCTCCAGTTGTTTAGAATATTATCAGGTTTTTCCCATTTACCGCTTTCATCGTGTAATAGTAATTGTAATTTTTCCCCGTCATAACTATTGTCCCCTGTGTTTTTCCAGTCTATAGTAGTGTCTAATCCCTCCAGTTCTTCATCAGCTAACGTGTGCATGTTTTTCTTGGTAATCTTAGATGCTGGAACCCTGTATGCTAATTCTGTTTTAGGTTTATCCATACCGTCTTGAATCGGCTTAAAAAAGAAAGGGTAGTTGTTAGATATAGGAACAACTTTGTCGGTAAACATTTTTTTAGCATCAGAACCTGTTTTAGATAAAATTCCTATCCTTGCGTCTTTGGTAATAGTAGCTTTGTTTACCCCCTCACACGAACTCATAAAAGAAAATCCTGAACGTCTTATTTTTAAATAACACATTCCAAAACTTCTTTTATCTGCCTTACATGCTTCCCAGAAAATATAAAATATTCTGTTTGCCTCTCTAAAATCTGGATGTCCTACATCAATCTTTGTCCATTGTAAATACATATAATGAGTTCCTGTTATATAAGTAGGAACTCCGTTGTTCATAAAAAACGTACCGTATTCTCTTCTATCAAATTCTTTTTCAATATAATCCACCCACTTACCCTTAAACTCATCTGGCGTTTCGTGCCACTGAAAAATAGATTTAATTCTTTTTAAATCTTTGTGAAGTTCAGACGCTTCCCAATACTGCTCTTCCTTTTTTTCAGATCTTTTTATAATGTCTTTTGGTTGTAAAGGTAGTCCAACTTTTAATCCGTTAATTTCGTATATCTCTCCTAATGTTCCGTCTTTTGAAATAATTACAATATCATATTTTTCATTATAACCATAACTCCATGTGTGAGCTCTATTTTTATTGCTCAGCACATTTTTAGGAACAATATCTTTTATGATCCTGTATAAATTATTTTGATCTTGATTCTGCAAATCCTTTTGGTGTTGTGTTTTTCTTTTCTTTAACTGTTCCTTCTAATAATGCTTTTTCACTTTCTATTCTGTTTAATATTTCAAAAGCATCAAATATTGCTAATTTTTTTGTAGCAGCAGCATTCTTTAATCTATCGGCAGCCAGCTCGTCATCTTTATCATACTTGATAATATCTTCTTTTGCAACTTTAATTAATTGTTTTACAGCTTTTTTACCAGCCTCTATAATTTGTAATTTAATTTCTTTACTGTCCATTTTATTTATATTTATAAAACATCACAAAAACCTTTCTGCCTTCCTTCCATGATTTATTAGGATATTTGCTGTGAAAATAAGAAGAGGGGTAAGATACCATTCTGTTAAATTCATAACCCACCACAGTGCTTAGTCTCCATCTATCTAAATTGTTTGCATCCACATTTATCATTTTATCATACTCTTCGTTAGTTATATCTGTAGGTATTTGACTTCCATATACATCATGCTCCCACAATGCGGTACCATGAAGCTCTTCTCTTTCTCTTGGAGACAAATACAAAACTAAAGCCCTGTCAGGTTTTTGTCCGTTTATATTTAAGTCTGAGTGTATACGCCAAGAAGTATCTAATTCATCGGTAGATACTCTAAAAAAACTCAATATATTTTCTAAGTCTCTTGCTTCGTGCGATATAAGCTTATTTAATATATACCTGTTAAACTCTTGAGGAGACTCTTTAATGTAAAAATTTTTATTCCCACTAACTTGTTTTTGAAAATCTCCATTATTTAAATACTCGTTTACAGAGTTTAAAATATTAGAATCTATAAAATCATCTACAATATAAATCATAAAATCATTGTTATATTGTGGGTCATCATTCTGTATAGTTTTTCTCCATCAACATTAAACTCATATTCACTATCAGGAGTAAAAGATATTTTATCACCTTCTTGAACTCCTTTTAATTTTAAATCTTCGTTTATGTATTTTACAATACCTATTAACGGCTCTTCCTTTCCTTTATCTATAAAAAATTCTTCCGGCTTTATAGGTTTAATAAAACAATATTTTCCGTGTGCATTCCATTTGTTTTCTTTTTTATACAAGAAAAACTGATCATTATCTACAAAAAACAAATCATCTTTAAAATAACTTTTTCCGCTTTTTTCTCTTCCCTTCATATCATTATAATATTTAAAAACATTATGATGAACAAGTAGGGTGTCTCCTTTTTCTATGCTTCCTGTATAATTTATAGGTGTTTCTACGACTTTTGCAAATCTATTGGAAGACGAAGCGTCTTCTTTTGATGTGCTTGTAATTAGATTTACGTTTTCTATATTTTTAATATTGTCATACCTTTTGTTGTTGTAAGGTTTAACAATAAAACTAAAAGGTGATTTCATTAAAAGTTTATATTAAATTCAACTGATACCGGAAGTGTTTTTAAAAGCTCCTTCCAAAGATATATTTCTTCTTCTTTTTGTATCCAGATTTTATAAGAGGCTGACTCTTCTTGTATAAGATGTATTGAGTGGCTACCTCCTAAAACATGTTGGCCAACAATGTAATGCATAGCGCCAGACTTATAATCTGCGCCCACTGATATTTTTCTAATGTCCATTTCATTTATATTTAATTTGATGTAAACTTAATACTTATCCTACCCATAAACCTATTTTCAAGCTCTGTGTTTGGAGGTGTAATAACTAAAAACAATCCCTCTCCAGCTGGTAATACGTCAGCTCGTACAGTCATACTACAACAGTATATAACCGCTGATGCAACCACTATAGCGCAGCTTCCTACTAAAGTAAAGGTGCTGTCTGGGTCACAAGGGTTTCCTGAGTAAATACTAATATCGTAGTCCCCTGTTAGTGTTGCGTAGAAATTTACGTCTATAGAGCACATTGTTAAATCGTCTACCGCTGAAGTACATGTTCCCGCGTTAGGATTTTGAAAAAAGAATCCAGCTATATGGTCAACATGACTAAAAGATCCTGCTCCAGGTAGATTAGGAAGGGCGTTTTCCATACTTTCTGTGCCAAGATTAAAACCAGTTTGATCTAACCCCATAAAAGTATAAGGACCGCCCGAAGCGTAAACTCCCGCACCGGCAAATTTTTGAGTTATTACTAAGCTATCAGTAGCTGACGCACCTGGCGTTGGTGTTACCCAAGTTCCGTCACCCCTCAAAAATGTAGTGGCGCTACCTCCTGCTGGAACATGTCCAACATTAGTGGTTCCGGCATAAGCGTTAGACGCTACTGTTACTGCTCCTGTAGTAGGAGTTATGGTTAATGGACTTCCGCTTGATGTTCCTGAAGCAGCCGTTGATACACTTGTTACTGCTCCTGATGCTGGAGAGCCCCAAGCCCATCCTCCTGCTCCGTCTGCTACTATTACGTTAGAAGCTGCTCCTGTAGATCCAGTACTATCTTGTATAGCTGTAAAGATACCTGTATAG